TCGCATTTACCAGTGGACTGGCTCCGGCTCGATCACCTTCTGAGGAAGACAAATGGCTCATTTCGCGCAACTGGACATCAACAACACGGTCATTCAGGTGATCGTCGTCCACAACAACGAACTGCTTGATGAGAATGGCGCTGAGAGCGAAGCCAAGGGCATCGCCTTCTGCCAATCGCTTTTCGGTGCAGATAGCCGCTGGAAACAGACCAGCTACAACGGAAACATCCGCAAGAACTACGCTGGCATCGGCTACTCATACGACGTCGCTCGTGATGCATTTGTCCCGCCTCGTCCGTATGCGTCTTGGACGCTGGTGGACGAAACCTGCCAGTGGGCAGCTCCAGTTCCATATCCCAACGATGGAAAGCGTTATCGCTGGGACGAGCCAACGCTGTCTTGGATTGAGGTTGTGTGATGGCCCCGCACGTTGACGATACTGTGAAGCATATCGCTGACGCCGCATCTGTTGTCACAGTAGTAGGGACTTTGACTGGCGTGCTTCCATCTATCGCAGCGTTATTCACTATCGTTTGGACCGGCATCCGCATTTACGAGACGGACACCGTGCAGAAGTGGCTCAAGAAATAGATGGCGCGGGCGGCTCAAAAGAAGCCGGTGGCTAAACGCCGCCCGCGTAAGACGGAAGAAATCCGCACGAAGATCATCAAGATCAAGGCTGAGATAGACAACCCGCCGCCGCCTCTAAAGCCACCTGGTGGACCGCTCGACAAGGCTCTCGATCTGGTCAAATGGATTGATGGTCCGTTCAAACTGTTCAGCGTCATCCTGCTCGCCGTTCTCGGTTTGATCGGCTATCTCATCTATTCGCACCAAGATAAGCTGGTCACTTCGCTCACAACTCGCGAGACGATGCCAGAACTTCTGGCCGACGAGCGGCTTGCTTCTTTGGGCCGCGACCTGATCCGCGATCTGCGCGCAGAGACTGTCATCATCCACCAGGTTGATCTGGCGAAGAACGCGAGGATCACCCGCATCGCCCAGTCTGCTGACGGCAGGTTTGCGCCGCTGGAGGGCAAGAAGGGAGCCTTCTTCTCTGGCTCCCCGGCCCGCAACCGGGCGGCTATCGCCATGCTGAACGGCGAGGTGCTGTGCGAGAAGTTTGAGGCGTCATCTGACGCTGGCGACTGGCTTCTGTCCCGTGGCGTCACCTACGCCTGCCGGGGCTCTGTCCCGCCAGAAGCAGGAAGCATGGTTGGCTATCTCGCCGTTGGCTTCAAAACTGAGCCGCGTGATATAGTGGCCGTCAAGTCTCGGATCACGCAGACGACCCGCGAGATGGCAAGGTGAACTATGGACCCCGCCACGATTGCTCTGGTTTTCGGGGCGGCAAAGACAGCCTTCTCTGCGATCCAGCAGGGCATCAAGTTTGGAAAAGACATCCAGGCGATGACCGGCGACGTGGCGAAGCTGTATGGCTCCGTCGCCAAGTTAACGCAGGCAGCGGCTGATCCGCCAAAGCCTAAACTGTTCAGCAAGCAGACGCCTGAAGAAATCGCCTTCGACATCATTCAGAAGCGCAAGCAGGCGGAAGAATGGGCAGAGCAGGTCAAGAATGAGTTTGTCGCCAAGTACGGCCTGAAAGGCTGGGACGAGGTGCAGCGGGAGATTATCAGGGTCCGCAAGGAACAACGTTTTCTGGAGGAGCAGCGCAAACGTGACGCGCAGCAGATGAAGGAAGACCTTGCGATGCTGGGCGCAGTCGCCTTAGTCGCCGCGTTCCTTGTGGCTTCCCTGTTTGGATTGGCAATCTTGTTAAGTGGGTGAACCATGAAAACATCAGGCGCAGGCATCCGACACATCCGCGAGTTCGAGGGCGAACGGCTGAAGGCGTACAAGTGCAGCGCTGGCGTCTGGACGATTGGCGTCGGCCACACGTCTGCGGCTGGCGAACCTGCTGTCTGCGAAGGCATGACGATCACCGCCAACGAAAGCGCGGCCATCCTCGCCCGTGATCTGGCTGCCTTTGAGCTTGGCGTCGAGCGGATGCTGGAAGTTGATGTCAGCCAGAACCAGTTCGACGTGCTGGTGAGCTTCGCCTTCAACTGCGGCCTCGGCGCCCTGAAGAAGTCCACGCTGCTGAAGCGGGTCAACGAGGGCAAGTTCGACGCCGTTCCTGCCGAGCTTATGAAGTGGACGAAGGCAGGAGGTAAGGAGATTTCCGGGCTTGTGCGTCGCCGTCGCGCAGAGGCTAAACTATGGCGTGGCGTGGATACTGAACAGCCTGTGGACATTCTGGAGGCTCGCCTGACGCCTGAGCAGCCGAAGGCGTCGAAGTCGATCACGCAGTCCAAGGAAGCCAACGCTGCGGTGGCGGCTGGTGGCCTTGGCACGATTGCTGTCGCTCAGGAAGTGATCCCGCTGGTCAAGGAAGGCGGCGACATCCTTGGAGCCATGAACCCGACTGTCCTGATCCTTGTGGTGATTATCATCGCGGCTGGAGCCGTTTGGTATTTCCGCAAGCAAAGACTGGACGAGGAGGCCGCATGATCGGGTTGCTGTTCTCCCCATTGGGCCGCTATATCTTGATTGGCGGTCTTGTGATCGTGGCTTTGGGCGGGGTCTATGTTAAAATCCGGTCCGACGCCATCAACGAAGTCAAAGCGCAGGCGACATCAGATGCTCTCAAACGCACCCAAGACGCGATTGCTGCTGGCGACGCTGCCGCTGTTTCTCCTGACCGGCTGCTTCAAGACGACGGCCATCGGAGGGACTGACAGCGCCTGTGCTGTTTGGCGTGACATATCTTGGTCGTCTAAGGACACGCCGCAGACGATCACCGAAGTAAAGATCAACAACGCCCGCCGCGAGGGCTTCTGCGAAGGTAAGAAGTAATGCCTCTTGCGCCAGTCAACATTCCTCCGGGGATCGTCAAGGCGGCAACGCCGTTGCAGGTGAAAGGCCGCTACTGGGACGGCAACCTGATCCGCTGGCGTGCTGGCAAACTGCTGCCGGTTGGCGGCTGGCAGCGCATCACTAGCACGCCTCTTGATAGCACCATCCGCGCAATCTTCCCGTGGGCAGGCACAAACGGCGCTGTCTATGGAGCTATTGGCTGCGAAGACAAACTGTACGCGCTGACTGGCGCGACCTACACCGACATCACGCCTCCCAATTTTGTCGGCGCAGATGTTGGTGTCTATGGTGCGTTCGGAACCGGCGACTACGGCGACACCTACTACGGCCTCGACACTGATCCGACGTATCCCCGCAGTCCTACGCAGAGCTTCCTTCCGACATTTTCTTGGACCATCGACAACTGGGGTGGCGACATCCTCGCGGTCGCGTCGTCAGACGGTCGCCTGCTGCACTGGAACCACGACGAGCAGTATGCAGAGCCGGTCGGCTATGCGACGGTTGTAAACATCGTTCGCACGTCAAACGTGGCGACTGTGACGACAGTGAACCATCATGGATTTACGACCGGCAATCAAATTGTGATTGCAGGCAATAGCGTCGGAAGTCTAAACGGCACCTACACGATCACCAGCACGCCGTCGCTGACGACGTTCACCTATGCTAACAGCGGCACAAACGCCACTGGAACAGGCGGAACTGCAACATCAATCGCCGCAGACCTGCCTCCGACTGGCAATCGTGGCGTCATCGTTACGCCAGAGCGTCACTGCGTTTTGATCGGTGCTGGTGGCAATACACGCCGCGTGGCTTGGTCGTCGCGCGAAGACTATTCCGACTGGGATTATGCAAACCCGGCGAACACGGCTGGCTATCTTGATCTGGATACTCAGAACAAGATCACCATGTGCGCCCCGGTTCGTGAAGGCACGCTGATCTGGACGGAGGACGAGGCGTGGCTGATGCGCTACATCGGACTGCCATACATCTATCAGATCGAGCGTATCGGCTTCGGCTGTGGCCTGATCGCGCCGAAAGCCTTTGCGACCTTCTCTGGCCGGTGCGTCTGGATGGGCCGTGAGAGCTTCTTCTTGTACGACGGCGGCACGGTTCGCCCGCTGCCGTGCGATGTCGGTTCCTACGTGTTCGATGACGTTGATCCGCAGGTCGGCTCGCTGTGGACGCATGGCTCTGAGAACAACATCTTCCCAGAAGCTTGGTTCTGGTATCCGTCTCAGGGTTCAACTGTTCCAAACAAGTGCGTCTATTACAACTATGCCGAGGGCTGGTGGGGCATCACCGACACCATGACCCGCACGGCTGCGTGCGGTTCTGGCGTGTTCCAGTATCCGCTGGCGGCTGATGAGGTGAACGACATTTATCAGCAGGAGAACGGCTGGACGGCAGCAGGCACGCCGATCACCACTGGCAGATTTGCTGAGACTGGTTCGCTGAACATCCAGAACGGCAATTCCATTTCGCACGTCAGGCAGGCGATCACTGACAGCGGCTATGGCTACGACAGCACGCAGCTCACGTTCTTCTCGTCCTTCACGCCTGAAGCGGCTGAGACGACAAGCGGCCCGTACAACCCGCGTCCGTCTGGCTACACCGATATGCGTGTCACGGGTCGAGACTTCCGCGTGAAGATCGCTGCGACCGAGGACGGCGAATGGTCCATCGGTGAGATGCGTCTGGAGATGATTGGTGGAGGCGGCAGATGATTATCAACCTGCCAACTCCTCCCGGTGGCTACGACCGCGAGTATTTCCGGTTCGCCTTCTCGCTGCTGGAACGTGTCCTCAGCCAGAGCATCGGCAGACTGGAAGCCGTTGATGGCGTTCTCCTTCAGGCTCCAGATGGCGGCGTCTGGAAGGTGACGGTTGATAACTCGGGCAACCTTGTGACGACATCTGTGCCGCTGGGACAGCAGGGAGCGCCGCCGTATTGATCGACAGGGAACACATGATCGCTCGGCTGGAGGCGGCGCTGGAACACGGCGGCGGCACGTATGCCTTGCATGACATCGTGGCCGGGTTAGAAGAAGGCAGGTTCCAGCTGTTCTGGAACGATGGTGGGCTGGCGGTCACGGAGATCATCCAGTGTCCGCAGAAGAGGTATCTGAACATCTTTCTGGCTGCCGGTGAAATGGCTGCCGTGCTAAAGTTGCACAAGAAGGTCGAGAAGTTTGCACGCAAAAACGGGTGCAACTTCATGCAGGCGATGGCTCGAAAGGGCTGGGAAAAGTTCAACCCGGAGTATGGGTGGCGATCCACCCACACCGTATATCAGAGGGAACTAACATGAGCGGTGGCGGTGGAACCCAGACGGTCGTGAACAAGACCGAAATCCCGCAGTGGGTGCAGGAAGCAGGTCAGCGCAATCTTGCGGCGGCCTATGACGTTTCTGGCGCACTTCAGGGTCCATATGAAGGGCAGCGCGTGGCTGCCATGACGCCCGGGCAGATCAGCACCATCGGCTCCATCGCCAACAACTATGCGATGGCGCAGCCGGCTTTTGCCTATGCGCAGCAGATGGCCGCGCAGGCTGGCGGCTATCAGCCGACGCAGGTGCAGGCTGGTCAACTTAGTCAGGCTGACCTGTCTCCGTACATGAACCCTTACACGCAGAACGTGTTGCAGACCTCGCTGGACACCCTCAACCAGCAGCGGCTGATGGGCCTCAATCAGGCGTCAGACGCCGCCATCAAGGCCCGGGCGTTCGGTGGCTCTCGTCAGGCTATTCAGGAAGCCGTGGTCAACGCGGCTGCCCAGCAGCAGGCTGGTCAGCTGGCGGCGAACCTGATGGCCCAGAACTTCGCGCAGGCGCAGCAGGCAGCGCAGGGTGACATCGCCCGCCAGATGGAGGCTGCCCGTCTCAATCAGGCGGCTGGGATCACCGGGGCGCAGCTGGGGCTCACGGGAGCCCAGACGCTCGGTGGCCTTGCTGGTGCTGGACAGGAATCCTTCCTCACTGGCGCCACGGGTGCGCTGGCTGCCCAGTCTGCCATCCAGCAGCAGCAGCAGGCGGAACTCGATGCCGCGCGTCAGGCGTACACCGAGCAGCAGCAGTTCCCGCTTCAGCAGTTGCAGATACCGTTGCAGGCTCTCGGCGTCACCCCGTACGGCCAGACGAACACGCAGACCGGCCCCGGGCCGTCTGGTTCTGGCCTGATGACAGGGCTTGGCGCTGCGGCCTCCGCTGCCTCGATCCTCGCGTCACTGGCTGCCCTGTGATCGACACGGCAATCCAGTTTTCAGGCGGCAAGGACAGCCTTGCCTGCCTGTACCTGTACCGTGAGCGCTGGGATACCACTTATGTGGTATGGCTCGACACCGGGGCGGCGTATCCAGAGATGGTCGAGTACATGGAAAAGTGGAAGCAGCGGTTGCCTCACTTCATCCATGTGAAATCGGACCAACCTAGCAACGTGCGTGAGCGTGGCTGGCCCGTTGACGTGCTACCGGTTGAAAACACGCTGATCGGGAAACTGATCACCGGGAACGAAGGTCCGCTGATGCAGTCGCATCTGGACTGCTGTGCGGCGAATATCTGGATACCTTTGTACAATGCCTGCCGAGGGCTTGGCATCCGCTATCTGGTCAAGGGCCAGCGCGGCAACGACCGCCGCAAGTCAACGTCGGTGCATGGGCAGGTTGTGGATGGCATCCAATACCTGATGCCGATCCAAGACTGGACCGAGGAGCAGG